ATTGTTGCTGAAGACGCTTCATTTTTAGCTATGAGTGTCCACTCTGCTAAGAGTAGTCTTTTCTCTGCGTCACCTGTTTTTGCTAGGTCTATTGTTTGGAAAGGTCTTAAAAAACCAGTAGCAAACATTTCTGTTTCAACTAACAATGCACTTCTTCCTGAAGAACGAAGTACCCTATCAGCTACGACTCTGATTTCTCCAAAGTCAGAAACATAAACATCAATAGTAGCTACTAGACTTCTATCTTCTGCCATGTCCATACGTGTAGAGTTACCAGTAAAGCCTGATACTTTTTGTTTGTTGAATGAACCTACTAGCAATAGGTCAGGATTACCACCATTGTCATAACAGGCTTTTAACTCTGTTTTAAGAATGGATTCTGTCAAAGACCTTTGTGTTCCGTCAGTAACAGAACCACTAGAATTTGAACCACCTGAACCATAAGAGTTATTAGTTACTGTCCAGCTTTCAAATCCTCTTGATTTACGAGCTGCACCACCATTACCTGAACCTGCTGTTGCATCGGTTTTACCGGTAAGGTCTAGTTCCATATCTCTTTTAAGTTCTTTACCTGCTTTAGCTATTTGAT